GATATTCCTTATCTTGTCAATCGGGCAACGAATCTTTTTGAAGATAGAAAAAATCCTTACAAATTACTATCGCCTTGGAGAAAACTCAGAGAATATAAAATGTTCGGATTGGGCGGACAAGAGTTACAGACATATGAAATTTATGGTGTAGAGACTCTTGATTATCTGGCCATGTATCGTAAGTTCACATATGTCAATCAAGAATCATATCGTTTAGATCACATTGCATTTGTAGAATTGGGTGAACGTAAACTTGATTATTCTGAACAGGGCTCTCTTCATTTACTCTATAAAAATGATTATCAGAAGTTCATTGAATACAACATTAAAGATGTGGAGTTGGTAGAACAACTTGAAAATAAGATGAAACTTCTTGAGATGATAATATCACTTGCATATCTCAGTAAGGTCAATTATAGTAATACATTCGGTCAAGTACGAATGTGGGATACTTTGATTTACAACAATCTTCTTAGGAAGAATATTGTCATTCCACCCAAAAAACATTCTAGTAAATCTTCACAGTTTGAGGGTGCATATGTAAAAGAGCCCATTCTTGGTTCTCATGATTGGGTTGTGAATTTTGATCTCAATTCTCTGTATCCTCATTTGATCATGCAATACAATTTAAGTCCAGAGACATTGATTACAGATGAACTTCCAAGCGATCTTCAAGTGATTAAAGATGCACGGGCTGGGATAGATGGATTAGTGGATGAAGTACAAAACCTTGATGCATTGGAAAAATACAATCTAACTTATACTCCAAATAATGAATTTTACAGAAAAGATATTCATGGTTTTCTTCCAGAGATGATGCAACAAATCTATGATGATAGAGTGAAGTTCAAGGGTATGATGATTGATGCAAAGAAGAAGTTACAGAAAGAAAACGATACTCAGGAAAAATTCAAATTAAAAAATCAGATTTCCAAGTACAACAATATGCAGATGAATTTGAAGATTACACTCAACTCTGCTTTTGGTGCGATGGGGAATCAGCACTTTCGTTATTTTGACCAAAGGATTGCAGAGGCCATTACCACTTCTGGACAACTATCTATCAAGTGGATTGAGAAAGAGATCAATCGGTTCTTAAATGAACTACTCAAGACTGACCAAGATTATGTTGTGGCAGTAGATACTGATTCGGTTTATATCACTATGGATAATTTAGTGAAATCTGTATTCGGTGATGACATAACAGATAAGACAAAAGTAATAGATTTTCTTGATAAGGTTTGTTCTGAAAAGATGGAAAAGATCATAGATGAATCCTATCAAAAATTAAAAGATTACATGAATGCATATGACCAGAAGATGGTCATGAAACGAGAAAACATTTCAGATCGTGCATTGTGGACTGCGAAGAAACGATACATCATGAACGTATACGATTCGGAAGGTGTGAGATACAAAGAACCACAACTCAAGATTATGGGTATTGAGGCCATTCGTTCTTCTACTCCTGCTGCTTGTAAACAGAAGATGAAGGATATATTCAAGATCATTATGAACGGAACTGAAGAAGATGCAATCCAATATATTGATGATTTTCGTGAAGAGTTTAAGACATTGAGTGCGGAAGATATTTTCTTTCCAAGATCAGTTAGAGGTATGAAGAAGTATCATGATGCGGCACATCTTTACATTAAGGGAACACCTGTTCATGTTAAAGGTGCATTGCTCTATAACAAACTCTTGAAAGACCATAAATTATTAGGTGATTATCCTAAAATACAGGATGGTGAGAAGATCAAGTTTGCATATCTCAAAAAACAGAATACAGTTGGCGGTGAGGTAATCGCAATTCCAAACCAATTACCTTCCGAATTTAAACTACAAGAATATATTGATTATGATAAACAATTCAGTAAGTCATTTATTGAACCGATGAGTTCAGTCATGAATGCAGTTGGTTGGCAAACAGAACGAATTTCAACTCTAGAGGATTTTTTCGGTAGTTAAATGTTATTCGGGTTACTCACATTATTTGTTGCACTTGCTATCTCGGCAGTTGCAGCATACTACTCTATTGTTGGTTTAATGGCCATATTTGCAGGAGCAACAACTGCGATTGCAATTATGGGAATAGTTCTAGAAATAGGAAAATTAATATGTGCAAGTTGGACATTCACCAATTGGAAAAGTTGTCCTGTCATAATGAAATCATATTTTATATTGGCAGTTGTAGTTTTGATGCTGATAACCTCTCTAGGTATATTTGGGTTTTTGTCACGAGCGCATATTACTCAATCTAGTCCTACTGCATTAATTTCAGAACGGATAGAAAGAATAGATCTCAAAATAGATCAACGACAAACACAGATAAAAAGGTATCAAGGAAGATTAGATACATTAGATCAAGCACTCCAAAGGTATATTGAACTTGGTGCAATCTCAAAAGGACTTGCAAAGATTGGTGCAATGGATAATGAAACTTCCTTACTGAAAACAAAAGTTGAAGGATTAGAAAATGAAATAGATAGTTTATCGGATGAGAAGTATGGATTGAAAACTGAGCTGAATCTTGCAGAAGTGGAAGTTGGCCCAATTCGTTATGTGGCGAGTATGTTATATGATGATGTGAGTGAGTCGCAACTTGAAGAGGCCGTCCGTTGGATAATCATACTTCTCATCTTTGTATTTGATCCCCTTGCAGTTGTCCTTGTGATTGCTGCAAACATTTCATTGAGGGATTATCGTAAGGAAAGAAAACTTGCAACCAAAACAGTAACAGTAATGCCCGATCTTTCTGATAAGGAGGTGATAGACAAAGAAAACGTGGCAGAATATACAGAAGAAGATGGAAATGAATTTAAAATTTTAACATGGGATATGTTTAAGAGACTAAGAAAATAAGAAAGGAAAATTATGAATTATATGAAAGACCTTGCAAAGGCTGCAGGAAACGAATTTGCAAGTCTGGTTGATGATGGAATATTTGGAGGTGATGTAGAAGATTATATTGATACAGGATCATACGTTTTCAATGCATTGTTATCTGGTTCTATCTATGGTGGACTTCCTGCAAACAAAATAACTGCAATTGCAGGGGAATCCGCAACTGGTAAAACCTTTTTCACTTTGGGTCTGGTGAAACGATTCCTTGATATGAACGATAAAGCAGGAGTGATCTATTTTGAATCGGAATCTGCATTGACAAGTGAGATGCTAAGGGAACGTGGAATTGATGTATCAAGAGTTATCCATATGCCAGTTTCCACAGTAGAAGAATTTCGTCACCAGGCAGTTAAAATACTGGAAAAATATGGAGAAGAAGCAGAACCAAGACCACCTTTGATGATGTGTCTGGATTCTTTGGGTATGCTATCAACCACAAAAGAGATGGCAGATATTTCAGATGATACTGGAAAAAGAGACATGACAAAGGCCCAAGTAATCAAGGGTGCATTTCGTGTTCTGACATTGATGCTTGCAAAGGTGAATGTTCCGTTTATAGTAACCAATCATGTATATGATCAGATCGGAACTATGTTTCCAACTAAAGTTATGGGTGGTGGGTCTGCTATGCAGTATGCGGCCTCTTCTATCGTGTTCTTGTCCAAACGAAAAGAAAAGGATGGAACAGAAGTGATCGGAAATATCATTCATTGTAAGATGCAGAAGTCTCGTATGACTAAGGAGAACAAAATGGTTGATGTTCTTTTGACATACAAGGATGGATTGCACAAGTATTATGGTTTGTTGGAAATGGCAGAAGCCGCAGGAATATTCAAGAAGGTTTCAACTCGTTTTGAATTACCAGACGGATCAAAATTATTCGGTAAACAGATCCTTAAAGATCCAACAAAATATTTTACTAAAGATGTACTGAATCAACTTGACAATTACACCAAAATGGAGTATACTTATGGTAGAACAGATGGAGATGAACTCGCAGGAGTTGACTCAGGAGAAGATACAGAGTTACTACAAGATAACGCCTGATCCAGAAGAACAGAATCGTGCTTGTGTTCTGATAGAACATGGCCCATTTGCAGGGATAACTGTATCATTCGGAAAGTTCCAACTTGCAGAAGATGAGAACAAAGATGGATCTGTTAAAGCACGATACGAATATGAAATGATAGGAATTCCACCAGACTTTGAGGGGAAAGAATTTTCTGATGAAGAAGGAGAGAATTTTGAATTCATGTTAGGACAAATTTATATTCACATTCTCAATGAACAATTAGAAAAACAAAA